CTATAATTGATCACGGCCTCGCTTTAAGGAATATCGTTCCTCAAAAGCAAGGCCGTTTTTTAAGTGAAACACCAATCTTGTGCGTTCCATGATTACAATTTTCTCGACTATTGCAGTATACAAATCGTCCTTAAACTCTGAAATAATGCACCCCTGCGCCTCGATAATGGCGTTGAGTTCTAAGGTTCTTGCTATCCGACTGTCCTGCTTTGTTGAGATACCTACTAACTCCTCCCGCTCAACTTGAAGTTTTGTAAGGCTACTCACCAGTTCTTCGTGCTCGGTCGTAAACAGTCCAAGGTCGGCATAGCCTTTTTCCTTTATAGCAAAAAGCACCCGTTCTTGCTTGATTAGACACTCGATTTCCTCATCTAGTTTTGTCATTCGTCCAAGGTCAAACCTAGAAAACTTTTCACGTTCCAACCTTACTCTATAATCCCCTAGCAACCTTACTCGCTCTGTATAAAGCCTATTAAACACTCTAACAAATAAAGCCTTGATAGTCTCTTCTTTTACCCTACCCATGTCGCAGTTGCTTCTTCCTTCATTAATATAGGTATTGCAAACCCAGCAGGCTATCTCGGCCACATTGCCACAATTGTTCAGATGCCGTTTAAACTTGCTTCCACAACGGTTGCATAAGATTGTACTGGTCAAGGCATATCGGTTTAGGTATTTTTCTCTGGATCCCTCAACATTACCTTTGGACTTGGCCCGATCTACCATCAATTTCTCTACTTTCTCAAAATCCTCCCTGCTGATAATGGCGGGGTGGCTATCTTTGACATAGTACATGGGGGCATCGCCTTTGTTTTTCTTTCTATTATATGCATCTGCTGTCACTGTTTTTTGGAGGATCGCATCTCCAATATATTTCTCGTTTTTCAGAATACACGAAATCGCTGAAACAGACCACCTCTCGTTCCCCGAAATATTCTGTATCTCGTCTTTCTCCAATCCCTTTGCAATCAACGAAAGGCCACTCCCAGAAATATAGTCTGCAAATATTCGTCTCACAATGGCTGCTTGCTTCTCGTCAATCAACAGCTTGCCTTTTGGGTCCTTGTCGTAACCCATGAACCGCTTTGTATTGACCATGATCTTACCTTGCTTAAAGCGGTTCTGATTACTCCAGCGCATGTTTTGCGATATGGACACCAATTCTTCTTCGGCAATTGAGCTTAAGATCGAAAGCATTAGCTCGCTCTCGGCGTGTAAAGTGTTAATATTTTCTTTTTCAAAGTAAATGCCGACGCCGATTGACTTTAGTTTACGAACGGTTTCCAGACAGTCGGTCACGTTGCGAGCAAAGCGGGAAATTGATTTGGTTATGATAAGGTCCAACTTTTTATTCTCAGCATCTTTGACCATCCGCATAAACTCTGGGCGCTTTGCTTTGTTCTTACCAGATATGCCTTGATCGGCATAAATCCCTGCAAACTCCCAAGCGGGATTGTTTTTGATATAATCGGTGTAATGCTCCGCTTGGGCTGAAAAACTTTGTTGCTGCTCGATTTGATCCGTACTGACGCGGCAGTAAGCACATACTTTAAGACGTTCGACTCTTCTGCCGTTTACATCACAACCCAAAACCATGGCTTCTATTGTTCGTATCTTTTTCATGTTACTCCTTTCCGTCATTAACACAATTAAGAAGTGAAAGTGAAGTATGCTGGAACATATTAATGGCAAAAAAATATCCTACACCCGATAGATTGTCCGGGTGTAGGAATGATAGCTCTGTCTTGCCTAACTAGCAAGTCAATTATTTTTGATGAATATTTTGATATTTTCCTTATCAATGGCCTCGAATTCAGCCTTGGATATGATCCCCTTTTGGAGGAGGTTAGATATGATTTGTCGAACAACCTCGTACTCTACCGATAGGATTTTATGCATTTACCTTCCCTCCCAATTCCTTTTCCCCATTATCTGAACTATCTCATTTCAGTTCAGCCGCGGATTCGTAGGATGATCAGATATGCTGATCTCGTGGCCCCTCAATATTTAATCAGATAATCAGCGTAGCTATTTTGTCTTTAATATCCACAAGGAATTTAGCTACGACTGTCGCTGCAGAAGTATAAAAAATCGCTGCAATAGCCGGGATGCTCTCTACGAATAAAGCAAGCATCAGTAAAGACCCAACATAAGGCAAAAAGCCACTGCTCAAGAACTGTGGTAACTTCCGAACGTCGAAGTTGCCTCTCTTAATTGAAAGAATAATACCCAGAAGCAAATCAAGTAGTATTAAACCCAGGGCGGTTCCTAGTGTGGTACAAACTTTGGAGTCGATATAAGAGTTGAACATCAATTGGAAATTCAACATACGAGCCCTCCTTCGAAAATGAAGAAGCAGGCCATTGCTGACCTACTTTGTTTTACACTATTTATACTTATCCCAAGTACTTCGCTACCGCTGAAGCTGTATCATATTTGTTATTGCCCGATAGTAGCACTTCATTCTGATGTACGGTCGCCGGTCCACCAACTACTATAAGTTTTTGCGCACTCATGGCATCGGGAGGAACCGAATGATCTGCCGTGCGAACAAACATCGCACGATTGCCATTCTTTACTGCAACGTCCGAGCCAGCCCAATAATCATCCTTCGTGTACAACAAAACAGCCACTTTTAACACATCGCTTCCTCCTTGCAAATCCTGAAATAATCGATCCCAGGGAAATTCTGTTCCTGGACACTTTGATTTATTCACTGAGTCAATCTGGTAATGCCCGATAATATTGTCGCAGGTCACAGGTATTCCCAACACCCCAATTAACCAACGATGTAAGGCTAGTGTGGCTTGGTACTGCGCCTCCGGCATTACGTCGCCACTGTCGCCTTCGTGTTCGATGCTGACTGTGTAATAATTGGGATTGACCCCCGGAATAAGTAAGGGCCAAGAGGGTTTATTTACACCACCATTGGCCCAAGCAGGATATTTGAGATCTACATATTGATGGATCACCCCGTCTTTTCCTACCCCAAAGTGGGAACTAACTTGGCTTACGGGATTAGCGAACCATGAGTCAGTTCCTAATAAAGTGCCTTCCATGATGTGGTTGACAATTGCTATGGTTTTATATCCCTTAGAACTGCTGTGGTTGGGCGACGGAACCCATGTCATGTTTGGCTTCACATTTCCTCCTCCTCGGTTTTGTTCTTTAATTTATCAAGAGCCATATAGAACTGCTTTGGTATGGGTAACCCCATCTTACCTGTGTTTTCCAAAATGCTGATGGTCTCATTAGTGATTAAACTATAAATCATCGTGTTCCGCACAAAATCATTACCACCAATGAGGAAGTCGATCTGCTCTGCCACAATCACAAGGGAGATTAAGGCGAGTTTTTTTACAATTCCACGCAAACCTTTTTGGCTACTAAGCTCTTTGTTTATCCACGCTTTCGATAATCCGGTGAGATAGTCCATCACGACAAAGATCACTAAAGTCTGCACTAGTGAATCGAACCCGCCGATTAGCCACGCTAGCGATGCGCCTATGGCTACTAAGTAACTCCAGTAATCGTTCATCGATCGAACCACCTTTCTAGATACAAATAAAAATAACCGCGACTTGACGGTTGAACGCCGCCTCAGGTATTCACACCGGAGGCTTTAATTTATAGTTAATACCCTTGAAATTAAACTCTATCATCAAGCAAGAATAAACTCGTAGATGATTTTCATTGTTTTTGAATTGGTCTTAACAACAGGAGAAGCTAGTAATTTTCTAGCCATCAAGTTATACGTTTCGAGGTCTGTAATACTAGCAATTGAGGCCAGTTGAGTCCTAGAACTAACTCCAGTGCTTCCATACAAAAAAGTCTCCGAATAACTCTTGTAAACATTAGCGCCATCCGAAAATATACCCGCTAATCTTACCGGGGAAATTTTAGTTGCTAGATTGTTAGCATAATCCCAAGTATATAGACCTTTGTTTGTGGTGGTACTAGAATCAGATGCAATGTATAAAATACTGTTCAAAAAGAACATAGAAAGAATATAACCCGGTGAAAAACTTTTTGAAGTTTGTGTAACTAGATCAGATATCCTGATTTGATATACAGTTGTTGATGAGCTATTGAGGAAACTAGTATACAAGTAAATCCCATCAGTAGCGACTACAGCATAGCCCGAATAGGTAGAAGTACTTTGTGTGTAAGTTAAGTCAGACAACTTTAATCTTCTGACTTTAGATGAACTGTCCAAAAAATACATATATCCATTAAGAATAACAAAAGGATAACTGTAACTTGATGCACCGGCAATAACATAGGAGGCAACCTCTTGAAAAGTTGTAGGATTAATTTTATATAAGGTGTAAACAGAGTTAGCTAGAAACAAGGCCCAAAAATACCCATCCCCATAAACTACAGCTGTGCCAAGATACACTCTAGGTAAACTTGCTATAAAAGCAATATTTGACCCAGCTATATTTGTTGTAATCATTAATGACCCTATTACCTCAGGATAAGTGTATACCCAACAAACACTATTAATAGTTCCATTAGCTTTATCAGTTCCAAAGTCAAATACCCAGTGGACAAGTTTCTCAGTAGCAAAAGTTTCTGTAGCATTGATAGTGCCTATTAAGGGATCTGTGCCTGAGTATGCTGTGCGATTAGCCCATCCAAGCACGTTACCGGGAATAGAATTTTCTGTGGCTGAGTCTTCGGGCAAAGTTGAATCTGTAAGAACTAAGTACCGAAATAACCCATTATAACTATTCGTTTGGCCAGAAGCATCCCCTATTGCAGGAAATCCCAATCCCGCATTGGGACATTGTCCTACGAATAAAGCTTTTTGTATCTGTTTTAATAAGGCATTAAGCAACCCATAAGATAAAAAATTGTCTCCCTCTTGCGTATCAGTCAATTCGCCTGTTTCAGCATCATGTAACTCTATCTTACAGTGGCCCTTTACTTGTAAAGCATTAAAGTTTGCTCTTTCTGCCATAGTGAACCTCCCGTCCCTAGGTTAATGTTATGGATAAAGTTTCAGTAGGGGTGTTAATAGTATTTAGAGTGTTGGACTCAGCCAAAGAAAAACCACATTGCACGTCTAATACAACTGAGAGATTCTCCCTAAATCGAAAACTGTTGCTGCTAGGCCCAGAGGTTGAAAGTCCTGATACAAAACCTGTGACAAACCCTTGATTCCAATCATCCTGAACCATGCCAGCACCTCCCTAATAAGTAACATTAACCACTCTGCTGCCGGAGCTTACCAATTTAGTTATTCTGCCATTACCATCTTTTGTCCATGTCCAACTATCTTGAGAACCATCTAAATCCGTATCAAACCCCGTCCCATCAGACTTATAAACGATGGTTGTAGTACCAACAGGAGCATAAGCTAGACCAGCACCCAAATAAAATCCATCGTGTCGTATAGAAGCATAAGGAGTTCCTTGATTAGCATCAACATTATCATAGAAATACACTTCGCCATTTTCTAATACCTGCAAATAACCACAATGGGCATTATCCATAGTGCCAGGAATAAGCCTTATTGACGCTCGATATCCTACTCCTGCAGTTAGATCATATGCTGTATTAATATTTCCACCAGATTCCCCAATGTGCAATATAGCGGCATTATCTAATCCAGAAATCTTGCCTGCTAAAATTGTCACACCTTCAAGTAATAACCCCTTAACTTGCTGGGCACCTAAAGTGCCTGTGTATATCCAGGTGTTGCCAATAGCGGTAAAGTTAGAACCAAAATCAGGGCTTAGTGGGGGTATAGTCGTAGGGTCAATGTTCTCCCATGACAAAACCACGTCCGGAGCAAATGTAACATGTCCTGTGGCTCCGTCATAGACTATTTTTCCACCGATGTTTAATACTTCGTCATCAATACCGATGCTCAGCTTACCCGTTTTACTGGTAAGCGTACCCGTCTTAATTAAGCTCGCGGTAAGCGTACCTGTATCTATAAAATCAGCAACGATATGTCCATCTGCTGTAATTGCTGTCTCAAATGGCCCATTGTATCCAGTTCCTGAATATCCAAGGCCACCCTCATTCCAGCGCCACACCTTTGTTGCCGTAAATATATCCTCTGTATCCATGATAAGTAGTTCACCGTTACGCTTAACCACATACCCACCAAGCGCAGAATTGATTTGTGTTGTTGCATTGTCAATGGCGATTTGTAGATCCGATTTATCTTGGGCTAGCTGATTATTGATTGTTGTTATGGCTGTGTTTATGCTTGTTGCAAGATTAGGTTTAAAACTGCCAAGCTCGACCTCTTCGATCCGATTAGTAAGCTCATTATTCTTTATACGGATAACCTTACATTCGATATCAATACCGAGCTTAGAATGCCGTACCGTAACCGTATCGCCCATATAAACTGTCTCAAGGATTGAATAATTCTTATATTCTATGGTTTTAGTAAGCTCAATAAAATCAACCTTATAATTCACTAAGGGCTTGTCATTCTGACTGAGATAGGTCTGGCCCGATGACCTGAGAGCATCCTCAGTTTCAATATCCTTGAACTCTATGAATTTCACAATGGGGTGAGGAAAATTACCGATGAATGGACTGTCCAGATACTTTTCAGGGAGGAGTAATCCATTTTTTCCAATGGGAAGAATCCGAGTAACCACACTTCCTATGTCCAGAGTTTCATCAATGCCAATTACATTCTTACCATAGGATATGAGAACTCCGCGATCCATCCCTCGAGCTTGATTAAGTCGTACCGAGAAGTTGTCTCGTAGCAGTTCACCTCCATAACGGCTTATGACACCGCCATCACCCATAATGGCTTCAACAGGATTTTGCTTATCGATCGTATAGGTATTTGAGGCGTCAATATCAGACATCGAGGTGTAACCATGGGAATACTGGGTGCTTGAAAGTATCGAATTCAAGGCACCTGCAGCATTTAAATTACCGATGCTGCAACTCTCCACGAAATTGTCTAATAGATCATAAAAAATGTGCCTAGCACTGACCTTAATACCAGCTATTGTCTTCTCTTTGTGGTAGATTCTAAACAACTGCCCAGCAACTTTAATAATCTTTTCTTCTACTATATATCGCCATTTGCCGCGAGCATCGATGGGGTATTCTAGAACAAGTTCATATTTTCCGTTTAGTTCTTCTTCAATAAAAGCGGTCTTACAATCACTAAGGACTACAAGACCGTTATGAGAAAAATCCAAGTTTGTAGAATCATATAGGTTAATCACTATAACCACCGCCAATTTGGGGTCACTTGGATTAAAGTAACATTTCCTGTCCAGCTTAAGTAGTTATCGCCGGGTATTAAAACGGGGAAATCTCCGTTCATAATGCTATTTTGTAGGACTACTTCCTTATAAGCGTCCTTCAAAACGCTATCTATAGTGATGTACCCGTTAACCCCAGTTAGCTGAATATCCACATCATTGATCGTCAATGTTATATTTCCGGTACCTATTATGGTAATGATCGGCACACTGGCGACCGTTCCAGGATTCGTGATGGTTCCGGCATTCGTTAACGTAATAACGTAGTTGGCTACTGCATATTTAAAGGGCTGACATCTAAAATTAACCAGGAACTTTCCGAATACCCTAAACTCCTGGCTAATGTCAACCTGATCTGATATATGCGCCACATAATATTTGTCGGGTTGGTTGCTTAAGATTAAAGGTCCTTCCCCACTATCTAACCATACCTTTACTGTGTCTGCTTGATCAGCAACATTATCATCACTAAAGCCACATTGCATCGGGATGATAATATCCTTATAAGTTTCATCATCCACCTTGAGACTTCCACTTCTCCCAGGCACTTCGATGTATTGAACATTCCTCTGCGGCTTAGGGATAATCGGTCTTTTTTCAATCACAATGCCAAAGTAGGTATAGCTATCTTTGTTGTGAAAATTAAAACTGAACATTTATGCCCCTCCCCTTGCCGCAGCTGCTTGCCCCCTGTAAAATTCCAGCTTATAAGCTAAATCCCTTATATCCATATCATTAGCAATGACGATCTTATCGGTATGCAGCAAAGCTCCGTAAGAATATGTATTGCTTACTGTCGATCCGGTACCTGCAATACTTGGAACCAAGCTGGCATTAACCTTAAATTTCATATCGTTTGCTAGATTGCTTATGGCATTATTAACTAAACTCTTATTCCGTTCAATTCCCAAGGCCAGTCCACCCATGAAGTCCGGCATCCATTTTTCGTAATCTGTTAATGGACCTTGATCTGGAACGGAGAAGTGCAAAAAACTTCTTATGTTTTCAGCAACCCCTTCTACTGCATTCCCCACATACTTAATCATGGATTTTATGCCGTTAATGAGTCCCTTTATCATATCTGCTCCCCAAGTGAACATTTTAGAAGGCAGCTCTGTTATATAATCTAATGCCGTTTGAATCCCCCTAACGATCACATCCTTAACTCCAGAAACCGTTTCAGAAACTCCGGTTTTCATTGACGTAAACATAGTTACCGCCAGAGTATAAAGTTTCCTAGGTAACTCAGCAAACCAGTTAATAAGCCCATTCCAGATATCCTTAGCTCCTTGGATGATCTGAATCCAATAATCCGTTATCCAGGTTTTGAAGTTCGTCCATGCGGTTGTTGCCGTTGATTTTATACCCTCCCATAAATTTTCAAAGAAAGTTTTTACTCCATTCCATACGGTTTCTGCGAGGTATTTCAGGCCCTCCCATTCAGTCTTTAAGAACCCGGATATTGCTTGAACAGTTCCTGTGAATACTTGCTTGATGCCTTCCCATATTTGGCTGAACGCTGCCTTCAAATTCTCAAATAGTTGGGTGGCATCCTCTTTCAACTTGGTGAAGTTGCCCATTACCAAGTCAATTAACAGTAGCAAGGCCCCAAGGAAAATATTCTTTATGGCATCCCAAGCGCCACTGAAGATGTTCTTAATTCCCTCCATGATTGTGGCCATACCGTCTTTCATGGAATTCAAGAGGGGCGCGAAAAATGCTTTTATTCCATTCCAAATAGTCTCAGTTGCTGTCTTAATACCACCCCAAACATTGATAAAAAAGTTAGCAATACTAGTAAATACACTAGTTACTGTAGCCTTTATCCAATCCCATATTGCGGCTAAGGCTAACTTAATATCCTCCCAATGCTTTACTATTAGCAGTGGTATTCCAATAAACGGGACTAATACCGCTAGGATTTCAATACCCCATTTTGCAAAGAAGCCTTTAAGCCATTCCCAAAAACTAGTGAAGGCGGTTTTTATACCGACCCATAGATTCGAAAAGAAGCCACTGATTGGTGTCCAATTTTTATAAACAACCAAGGCCAGAGCTACCAATCCCGCAATGACGGCAATCGCTATCCCTACGGGACCTGTTAGAACTGTAAAAACACCGGCTAACGCTCCAATGGCGGGTGTTGCTGCAGCTGCTCCAGTCGTAACCACTGCGATTGCACCACTTATGGTTCCGAAAAAGGTTGTGATTGCACCTCCGATGGTAATTAATTTACCAACAATCGAAATTGCTGGCCCAATTACCGCGACCATTAACCCAATTTTCAGGATCATCTCTTGCTGTGCGGGCGACAAGTTGGCGATTGTCTTAGCCATATCAGCGATCGCATTGCTTACTTTTAAAATGGTTGGCGATAATTTATCAAAGGAATCAACGAACTTCGTCCCGATGGGCTCGAAGGCCACCGCCATTTGGTTTTTCATCTTTGCTAATTTACCTGAAAAAGTTGCTGTCTCCACGGCCGCTTTATTAATGGTTTCCGGGCTATCGGCAAGCGTTTTAAGTAATCCGGCTAAGTCCATTCTGCCTTCTCTTATTGCGGCTGCCATATCAGGACCTGCTTTTGCTCCAAACATGCTTAAGGAGAGGGCATTTGCCTCTCCAGCTGTTCCAGCGGCCTTGATCTTCTCGATCATACCTTGTAATTCTTTAGCAGGTTCCTTAATACCATCCTTAGCCATCTTACCTAATGCAATTCTCAGGGAACCAACGACTAGTTCTGTATTGACACCCTCTTTTTCGAACTTGCCAAGCATGGCAGCACTTGTTTGCCAATCAAAGCCCATCTGCCTTAAGGGTCCGCCAAACTGGGTCATGAGTTCCTGTAGCCTTCCAACTCCAATGCCCGTACTCTGAGACACTTTAAAGGTATAATCCAGAGCCTCCGCATACTTGTCCGTGCTTATTCCAGCATCCTGGAACATCCTAGTCGTTGCTGGAATTAAGGTGTTTAAATCTTCTTTGCTTATCTTTGCTAATTTAAGCATTTGCAGTGATAAGTCTTGAAGGGACTTCCCACTAAGACCTGTGCGAGTGTTTAAGTCAGCGATTACTTGACTTGTATCTTCCATGGATGATCCTGTTTGACTAAGGGTTGCTTTGAAATCCTCTTGTAAGCCTTTGAGTGCTTCCCCAGTCGCACCAGTCCCTAGTCTTATGGTGTTAAACGATTTTTCAAAGTTCTCACCGAGCTTTAGTATTCCCACACCAATCACGGGTAAGGCCGTTGTAAATACTTTAGTTATGCTGGCGCCTACCTTACTAAAGCTATCCCCCACGGACTTCATTTTGTTGCCGGAGCTTGTAAGCGTTGAACCGAGTGAAGTCCATTTTGAGCTTTGTAGTTCTAGTTCTCTATTGGTTATCACCAGATTTCTTTGCACATTAGTCAACGTAGTATTGGCAAGGTTCAATTTAATTTCTAGTGCTTGGGTCGCTTTTGCGTCCTTACCTTTAGCTTCAACGCTTTTGTTGTAAGCAACTTGCAAAGCATCAACTTTTTGCTTTTGCAATGCTTCTTGTTTAGATAAATTCTCGGCTTTTAACCGAAGTCCGTCAATTCCTTTAGCATTTTCGCCCAACGCTGCGGTGTTAGCCTTAAAGCCACTGTCCAAAACCTTTAATTGCGTATTGATCCTCGTAATTCCCGATTGGAACCCGGTATTATCAAGCCCGATTTTTACCGCAAGGCTTCCTATCTCTTCTGTTGCCATAGTTCCGCCTCCTTAAAAAACCTGATTGATAAATACTTTCTTTTTGGCTCTATTTTTAGTGCCGTTATTTTTAAAGACTACTAAGTCCAGGTACCAAGAAAGGTCCATGTCGTCTATCGCTGTCATTGTCCATCCCTGATCGAGCAAATTAAGATAGAGGGTTTTAATCCAATCTAGTGGAGATAGGGCTTCCTCATCACCATCTCCACTTACTTGTTTTTTCCGGCTTCACCCATTTTGTCACTTGTGGCACCAATGATAACGCCCATGATCTCGTTGATCTTTTCCACTAATTCATCGGCAAACACTTCATTGTAAAATTCATCGACTGTCAGTTTGTAGTCCAATGCCTGACAACAGAACTCAACCATCTCATCTAAATCTTTAGAGTTCATTTTTGATAAATCTTTATCCTGAGTCAATTCTAGTGCCCGCCTGAACGCCCCGGCCTTGGCTCTGGGTATTAATAGCTTTTTATCGCCAATGTTTGTAATCACGAATATCCTCCCTTCAACACAAAAGGGAAGCCGAAGCTTCCCCTCTATGATTAAACTGTGAAGTTAACCACCTTATTCGCTGCCATTGCAACGCCCGCAAGGCTCTTAACATTTTTGGTGCAAACCGCTACATAAGCCCCTGATCCCATGCTGTCTGTGGGGTCTAAAGTAACAATTTTGTGGGTCACGTCGACGCTCAAGGTTGCTGTAACAGCGCTTCCATCGGCCTTCATCAAGAATACGCTACTGTCATTGACGGTCGATGACCGGATTTCAGTACTGAACGTAAAGAGAACATTTGCGGATGCATCAACCGAGGTCGCCGCATCTAGTGGCACGCTCGTTACTGTCGGAACCACGATTACAACCCCTTTTTCCGTTGGGATAACGACCCCGGTGAACCAAGTTGCCTCGATATTTACCGGACAATCCGCATCGTCTGTATCGACATGATATTCCGTCATACCATTGTATTTTAAGCCTTGGAACAGTCCTTCTAATTCAGGCGTTTGGAAGTCTGTTTTTCCTTCCTTGCCTTTTGTGTTTCTCTTGGGTGGTGTGAACTTCCCCTTGTAAAATACTCCATAGCGGAATTCTCCGTTATCCTTAGGTGCTTTATACAAAAGGGCTCCATAGGGTGCATTGGGATTATCGGTAAAGTAGGCTCCGCCTTCCGCCGCTACTTTCCCACCCGTCATTTTAGCTAGCTGAGTATTCGTTAGATCCGCTAAATTAATCTTTGCCGTGGCTTCGGTAAAACTGGTTGCTTGATTCCAAAGTTTGTCCTCAGCGTATAGTTTGCTCGCATCATACTTTGGCTCAAAATCTAAGGATTTCACGCCTGGAAGATAAACCGGAAGGTCAAAGGTTGCGCCTTCCGTGTCATCTAGGACGCTCTCTGCCCAGTATAATTTTTCGATACCTGTTAATGCCATTATTTTTCCCTCCCGTAATAAACAAACCTTAAAACTTTATGATATAGCTTGGTGTCAGGTTCAAACAATTCGGTGACAAAAGTCCTGAAGAAGCCAACATTCCCCAATAATGATTTAACCTCTTCTACCAGTACCGCGAAATCAACCTTGGACCACACATCGACCTGCATATAGAAACCGGTGACGACCTCCTCGTCTTCTGCCCAGGCTTCACCTTGCTCATTGTAAGTAAAAAAAGTTATATAGGTTGAAGCAGCACCAGCGTACCTAAGGTTTGCCACGGGAATATTAAGAGGTTTGAGGGTATCCATAATTAATTTATTAATCACGACCCTAAACCTCCCTTCAATACCTGTTTTATATTTTCTAGAGATTGTTTTTTTCTTTGTTCATAGGCTGGACCCATAAAAGGTTTAGCTGGCATTTTGGAAGTACCGAATTCGGAAAATTTGAGATAAAAGGCTTTGCTATTATCGCTTTTATCAAGGCCGATTAAAACATACTTAATGCCACTTTTTATTTTTACCTTTCCTATTTTTAATTCAGCTTTTGCTTTACCTGTTCTCACGGGTACATTCGCAACCATCTCAGCAAATATCGGGTCTGCGCCAGCCTTTAAAGCTTTATTGGATAGTGTACTAAGATTTGCACCCATGGCATTGAGTTTTGCTATTAGTTCGTCGATGCCTTCTAGTGCTATCTCAGCCGCCATTTTGTAACACCTGCCTTGTGTGTAGTTCCAGATACTCTCGACGACCCTCAACATCGACTGGTGGGATTTTAATTTCGAAGCTTTCTGCTCCATGAATTAGTTTCATGCCTGCTTTAACGTCAGTGCGGTACCGAATAATAAACATAACGTCACTTTCCGCTTGCGCAGCTGCAGCCTGATAAAACAAGCGTCCTTTGAGACCGCTTCGTTTGGCGTGCACTGTGACTAGCGTTTGCCAATCTTCCAGCGGGCTGCCATTATCATTCGTCTGATCAAGGGCTGCGTTATATTGGATGCTGATCTTATGCCTTAGATCCCCCGGATTCATAGCACTCCTCCTTTATATCGGCACTATTCTGTCCTGCCAAAGAAGCGCAGACACAGCAAACGCAATCTCTCCAGGTGCTTGTCCTGTTTCGCTTAGGGGAGTCCGCCGCTCATACCAGTGACTTACAAGAAGTTTCATGGCTTGCTTTACCTTTTGTGGCACGCTCTCAGCGGTATCGCCATAGCCACAAGTAAACTCAATCACGACCGCATCCAGCGGCCACGGTACGAACGATGGCCAGGGCTGTGCATAGGGAGGTGATAGCCTGCCTAAAACTCCTCGCGTACTTGCAACATAATGGTCGGTTTCAGTAAGCGTTGTCACTATCCCGACGGAGTTCATATAAGAGACCGAATTAATGGTCTGCAGGTTCCCTCTCGGAATATCTATGATGTAGTCAGGCCAATAATCAAAGCTCAATTGCCAGATTTGAGTGATGTAGGAGCGGTTTTGAAACGCTTCACAATACTCTCGGGCAGCAATAATTAAGGCACTCAGATAGTCATCTTCAGAGGTGTCTGCCACATCATCAAGCCTGAGATATGCCTTCACTTCCAGAACCTCCAAGGGTTCATGGGCCGGAGGTGTCTTTAAGACTAAATTCATGACAGCCCCCTTTCTCTTAAGTCGTTTGGAGGCGACAAAGCGCCCCCATACGGTATTTCTTAATCAATGATGTCGCTGGGAGGCGTAGCCCCACCATATCGCAAATCGGCGAGAAAATACTGGGCTGCTGTAATATTGGTCACATCAGAGGCTGCGGTTTTTACCGTAATGCAATCAAAACCGCTATTCACATCCAAGTGAGACGGGTCAATCTGGAAAATCACTAATTTGTGCTTGATTGTAGCAGAAGTAGTGAAGTCGACTGCATCGGTTTGTCGAACCAACGCATCGGTAGCTGCGCAATCTTGATCTACCCAAATTGGAACGGCGTTGGTGATGGCTTTACTGCCAGTACCTGCTACGTCTGTGGCTTGCTCGATCGTTATTGCCACGGTTGCTGCATTCGCTTGGTTGATATGGACAAACACGAAGCACTTCTCAACGTCCCGCAAAGATACATAATCCCCGGTAATATCGCCACCCGCTTGTGGGGCTATTGATTCGACAAGTTTACTTTCTTCGGGAATAAAATCACTCATGTCTTATACCTCCATCTCTTAGATTTAGGACCTATTTGCCAAAGCTACGAACGGACTTAGCGTGTTGGAACCTTTGAACGGGGTTAGAGGAGCGTTCCACACCGGCTGTCCGTCAACGCGGTAAATAAACCGGAATACGTTCTCGTCATATAGGAAACGGACGTGGATACTGGACGCTGCATTAATTCCACCTTTGTCGATCAATAAATATTGGGAGAAGTCAGACAGGATGATATCCCCCATGGTACCCAGTGTTTCACATTGCTCCAGAGGAATCACAGGTCGGCCAAACAGGGTGCTGTATGGAGATCCGGAAATGCCACTGGCTGGCATATAAACGGGTACACCACCGGTTCCCACTGCGAGGGACATTGTGAAGAGTTGAGGTTCAATGTCTTGGTTGATATACCATGCAGCATTTTGGCGAGACCGCCCCCAGCAACGAGACCACATATTAACCACGTTTTTTACATTGATAGTACCAGCGGCTTGCCCCGCTTCTTTAGCCACCGATACAAGAGCTTTGCTATTTAAGATCCCATAAGGCATCCCAGCGCCGGTGCCGTTGATGACAGCATCATCCACCTTGAAGCCGAACTCTTCAGAAAACCCTTGCATGATCACCGCCTCGAGCGCGGAGGCATCTGAGAGGAGTTCATCGGTGGCGTAGCATAGTCCCGTCAACTTCCGTAAATTTAGTTCCATTTGTCTAAACTTTGGTTTACTTCCGGTTAAAGCATCGGCTTCTCCTTCCCAATAGGCCTGAATGCCACCCCAGCGGGATCCATTCTTTCGGCTCGTCTCATCAACGCCATTAATTTTCATCGAATTGGAAGCGGTGCTCAAAGGGATTTTGTTGCATTTGCTGGCTAGAATTCCCGTCTCATAGGTACGTTTGAGCAACTCCTTTGTAAAGTCTTCCTCGACTAGGAAGCCTCCGTCGCTGCCAATGGACTCATTCAAGCCGCTGGCTGCCTTGATGGAAAGTCTGGGATCAATAGCACCACCCGGTTTGGCTGCTTCAACGACCGCGCGTAATTGTTCACCAAAGGAAGAGAACTTCTTATCATCTCTGGATTTTGGCACTGCATAAACAGGTGGATTCACGGGAGTATTTAGGACAGCCTGTCTCTCATCGATTGATTTCTGGGCGGCAAGAGTCTTTTCCAGATCGGCAATTTCCGTCTGAAGAGCATCAAATTGGGTTTGTTCTTCAGTAGACAATCCTCTCTCATCGTCCATAGCGGCTTTAATGAGTGCTTGTTGTCCATCGATTTTCTTTTTGAGTAATGCTTTAAACATGGGCTAGTCGCCTCCTATTAATTTGAATCTGGGCAGTATAGATGTCTATCGGTCTTGGCCGGTTCTCCTCGGGTTTTGTAGATTCCAGGGGTGTAATGGCGCTGTCGGTTTTTCCGTGAGCTCCGTTTTCGATTAACTGGTCTAGGACCTCCCCCAAAAGGGTGTTTGCCTGCCTGATGCGTTCTTCATTGGAAGAAGATAATGTTCTGCCTTCGTTCTGAACTCCTCCAGAGAAAGCATTAGACTGATGTTCTATTGCAACAATTGCTATGGCTGGTGTCCCAAAGGCTTGTTTCGGGGGATTTCGGAACCTACTCAAATCAATGGTTTGACCGTTTATTAACATCTGTCCGTTGGTGATTGATGCCGCGATTTGCTTTGTTTCTTCGATTTCATCAGCAAAGCCAAGTTTCACTGCCTCCTCAGCGCTCATCCAAGTTTCGGCATTCATTAACTCAATAATTTCATCTCTTGGCAGGCCTGATTTTCCCTCATAGGTTGCAATGATCCCTTCGCTGATAATGTCCAGATCCTCGGCCAGTTTACGAAAGTCGGATGCGTTACCGATGGCAATTGTCCAAGGGTTATGAATCATGAGAGTTGCGTTTTTAGGCATATAAACAGTGTCGCCAGCCATTGCTATTACGGAAGCAATGCTGGCGGCTAGTCCATCAACGTATACTTTTTTCTTGGCCTTATGGCGTTTAAGGATGCTGTGAATAGCCTGACCCGCGAACACATCACCTCCACCGCTGTTAATGTAGATGTTTAACGTGCCGATATCTCCCAGCGCATCAAGGTCCTGTTTGAACTGTTTTGGTGTTACTTCATCTCCCCACCAAGTGCTGCTGGATATTTCGCCGTAGAGTAAAAGCTCACCTTCATCGGCTCCAGTGTCCTTTTTAGCGCGGAACTGCCAAAACTTTTTGTTACCCACGTTCATCACCCTCTTTCTTTAATCATTTTGTAAATCTCCTCTGCCATGGCCTTAACCGTCTCTGACGTTGACTGAGCTTTACCGGCCTCGATCATGTTCATGGGTTGTAGGTAGATATCTCCGTTAGCTACGGGGGTCATATTTTCTAGTTTTCTAATGTCATTGACCGATAACCACCCCCACTGTCTTCCCGTCGCATACGCAGTCGCCCGACTTTGAGCATCACCCCGAAGTAAGGACGAAATGTTGAACTCGACATAAAACCCCGCTCTGCGTTCGAGCGGGGTTAAGAGTTGCATATTGATGTTTTCTTCCCAGCGTTTGAACCAGGGAAGCATGGTGTACATGACAAATTCCAAGCTCTGATGCTCAATGTTATTATTCGTCGCTCGGTCAAGGTTTTGTATCAAGTGAAGCGGCACTCGATAGATTCGAGCAATGTCTTCTAACTGAAACTTCTTGCTTTCTATCAGTTGAGCATCTGCGGGTTTGATCGTTAATTGGCTGAACTTTGCGCCGCCTTCTAGGATGATCGGCTTCCCAGTATTGGCTAAGCCCTGATAACTTTTAGCGAAGTCCTTCTTTAAACGTTCATAAGCCGGATCCGCGAGAGCTCCCGGATACTCAATGACGCCCGAAGAGTTAGCCCCATTTTTATAAAAGTTAACGCCGAATCGCTCATACGATAATCCCAGCCTAATGGCCGAAGAAATATATTCAAGGGGGGACAGCCCAGCAACACCATCTAGACTTAGTCCCGAGATATGAAAAACCTGATCCCTTGCTAAATCCAGTTGTCTTGTTCCATCCCTAACCTTATAGACTAATTTGCTCGTTGTGGGGTCCCGGGTGATTGTCATCTTCGTCCATTCATAGGGGTATAATCCAATGAGGTCACCATTTCTATTGACCAATTTTTGACTGACTGAGTTGCCGCCGAGGTTAAGGGCAACCATGCAAGCCTCTTTGAAGTTAAAGGGAGACATTTCCTCATTTGGCTGGTTATGAAGAATGTCATAAATCGCAAGATCGTTTCTAGTTTCTCGGTCTCCATTATCTTTCTTCCGGTAGAGCATCACGGGTGTACCCGCCAAAGTCTCCGAAAGTACCCGTACACAAGCAAAAACAGCCGTGTATTTCATGGCTGTTTTGGAATCGATTTGACCGGGATTATTTATGTTGGGCACGTCTTCGCCTGCTAGGAAGCGCTGAATGTAGTCGTCGAAGCCCTGCCCGAAGAAGAACTTTGCTCGTTGAAAAAAGTTCAATGTATTATCACCTCCCCTTTTGAAGCTTCTTGATAGCAATCATTTTGTAGGTGGCCTATCTGACTGCAATACTGGTTCCATAACTAGAATGATCGCGATATCAGCTCCCTCAATTTCCGTCTCTATTCGTCATTATGCGTTACGCTGGTTTATGCATTGACAGAGGATTCTCGATATGTTATTATATGCGTAACGAAGCATAACGCATGAGGAGGAATATTGATGAACGTATTTCAAATTAAGACTAAGCCACACGGGATTGAACGGATCCAGGAATTTCTTGATAAAGATTTTGTTTGCATAGGCTGGCCAAAGGTAGGTAACCTGGATCAAGTTGGCAAAGATGAACTTCGTGACAGACTAGCTAGGGTTTACCAAACCTCTGGTCATAAGCTTGGGAACATTTTGGGTCAAGTTAATTGTTTTGTTAACACCATAAGAAGCGGGGACATTATACTTATTACCGATAAAAATTGGGCTCATATTGGCGTCCTAGGAGATTACGATTACCAGGACATATATGATAACGAAGATGATGGTATGTGTCATAGACGTCCTGTAGAATGGAAGGCTCACGTTAAGATCGATGAGCTTGAAGCCAGTGTTCAGCAATTATTAAAGAATCGAAACACGATTTGCCAGTTTCCTGACCCAATTGAAACTTCGGGACTTGAAAAACATCTAAATAAGCAAACATCTATATCCAAACCTAATTCTACGAGGCTAAATGATTTGTTTGAGGATGCCTTAAACGTTTTAGAAGATGAATTAAAATCTTCAGATCCAGACCGTAGACTCAAAGCAGCAACCGAATTATTGCGCCTGAAACAATAATTTTCGTACTCCGCCGGATAGCCCTTTAGACAGTTTGACTCGCATCCTGCGACAAAACATTTGAGTAGTTGATGCAACGGTAATACCTTTCATCAACTACTCATTTTCCCGTTAAAGTATTAAAAGACCTCGCTTATCATAGATATTACCACCGTTCTCATGCCTTAACGATCTATCAAGAGCCATAATCAACGCAACTGCACCGTCGATTCTTTCGGTGCTTTTTTCTTTGTCCGGTTTTATATTCCCCGCTGGATCTGTTCTGACAAAGATGTTATCCATCATCCACTGCAATACAGGATGGCCACCGTGTGCAATTTTCTCCTCCAATGTAAGTTTCATTAGTTCCTTTGTCGCTGGAGACATATCCTTAAAGCCCTGGCCGAAAGGCACAACCGTGAACCCCAATCCTTCGAGGTTCTGCGTCATCTGCACTGCACCCCAACGGTCAAAGGCAATTTCTCTGATGTTGTATTTCGTTCCGAGCTCCTCAATAAAGGCTTCAATGAATCCGTAGTGGACTACGTTGCCCTCCGTAGTTTTAATGTAGCCCTTTTTCTCCCAAGTATCATAAGGAACATGATCCCTTCGCACGCGCTGTTCAATGTTTACTTCCGGGATCCAAAAATACGGCACCACTTGATATCTGTCATCTTCGCTTTCTGGTGGGAACACTAGGACAAACGCTGTAATATCCGTCGTACTGGAAAGATCAAGTCCCGCGTAGCACTCGCGCCCTCTTAACCTCCCAATGTCAACTGGATAAGCACATTTGTCCCACTTCTCCATTTGCATCCAACGTACTGATTGCTTGACCCATTGATTTAGCCTAAGCTGTCTGAACAAGTTTTCCTCTGCCGGGTTGTTCTTGGCGTTTTCGCAGGCAACCTGTAGCTTTTCGATATCCACAGTAATACCCAGGGAGGGGTTTGCTTTTTTCCATACCTTCGGATCGGTCCAATCTTCCTCGTCTGAGGCACCATAAATCAGCGGATAGAATGTGGGATCAACCTTCCTGCCTTTTAAGATGTCATCTGCTTTTTGATGTACCTCCCAGCAGATACTGTGTCTATCAGTGCCAGCGGTCGTGATGAGAAAGAACAGCGGTTGTTTGCGGGCATCGCCAGAACCATGAAGCATAACATCATAAAGGTTTCGGTTGGGCTGGGCGTGAAGTTCGTCGAACACCACGCCATGAACATTCAATCCGTGCTTGGTATACGCTTCTGCAGAAAGCACTTGATAAAAACTGTTGAGCGGCTTATATACTAACCGCTTCTGAGAAAGCACTGGTTTAATCCTACTTTTGAGTGCCGGACATTGCTCAACCATTTCCACTGCAACATCAAACACAATAGAGGCCTGCTGGCGGTCCGAAGCACAGCCGTAAACCTCACCCCCATGCTCAAAATCGCCACAGGTCAGAAGCAGCGCTACTGCCGCCGCCAGCTCTGACTTACCTTGTTTTTTGGGGATTTCAACGTAAGCAGTGTTAAACTGCCGATAACCATTTGGTTTAATTAAGCCAAAAATATTATTAATAATCTTCGCTTGCCAATCGATCAGGTCAAAGGGCTGGCCGTACCATTCGCCCTTGGTATGTTTTAAGAGATTAATGAACTGCACTGCATGTTCAGCTTTTGCCTTATCAATATAGGGCTTTGTCCTTTGTCTGCCAATGGTGGCCGCCTCCTTTCCAAGATTGAGCAAGAAAAGGAACCTCTCGCGAAGCTCCTCTTGGGATTTGTTATGGACATTAAGTACTCTGAACGCTCATGATAGCCATTTAATTTTGTGCAACGTTAGTAGCCCTTTCAAGGTTTCCAGCATCAATTGCTCAGTTCTCATCAGCTCACTCCCCCTTCGCAGAGAGCGTCGGAACTGTGCCCTTTGCGCTTCAGGTGTTCTAAAAGCAGCATTCCCATCCAGTTTGCTAAGGAGAATCTTGCGCGCAGCTTTATATTCATCGCCGATAAATCCCAACTTTAAAAGGAAGCAGCGGAAGGCGTAACGGTCATTGGTTGCTTCCTTCTGCTTGGTTGAACTAAACTTTTGCTTCTTAGCTTGCTCGTTTAGCTGCCAGCAAAGTATGCCAAAAGCATGAACCTCTTCGGCATCTAGGTTAGCGTTGAAAAAGCTAAACTGTAGGGTCTTGTTTACCAAGTCGATATCCAGATCATTATGCCCGCTGATCTGCCCGGCTTCGCTAGCATTATTTATGGTGCCAACAAAATCTTCCAATGTGTCAATGGGTACGGCATTGATCGCGGTGACAAAACTGGCCGAGAGTATGGCCTCATACCGGGCAAGTGCTTTTTGTATAAGGTTTTGTTTGCTCCAAATCAGGTTTACAAGATTGCGAAGGGTATTCCCAGTATGTCCATCCATTGGAAGGGTTACTGTCCAATTCCCCTCTGCCTTTGCGCCTGCAATACTTAGTGCGTCGAGCACCATCCTTAGGGTTACATGCTCCTCCTTGATTTCAGTTTCGGGCGTTGTTACGATACCGTTTCTATCAATCGTCCAGCCAACAGCAATGTAGTTGAAACTGGGTGCTCCTGCATACACAACTTGCTCTCCGATTGTAGTCGCTATAACCGCTGCCACCTGTTTGCGTTCCAAGCCCGTTACCTTGGAGGAAAATCTTAAGCTATCGTTTTTCATGGTCTGTACCTACCTTTCTTTTTTGGTAGATACATTCATCACTCTATATGGCAAGGAAGTCAAGACATTACTATCGCCTCTTGGTAGGACACCTTTTCTCCGTTACGAACTAAAAAAACATCGGCGTCACTAGTGCTCTCGATAAATCTCTTCACAATGACATCCGCGTATTTGGGATCGAGTTCCATCATATTGCAGACTCTTTCGGTCTGCTCTGCCGCGAGGATCGTTGTACCAGAACCTCCAAACGGATCGAGTACCAAGTCTCCCTTATGGCTGGAATTGGTGATGGCCCTCGCCACCAGTTCAATCGGTTTCATCGTCGGATGTTGTTCGCTGCGCTTTGGTCTCGGAATATCAAACACGTCGCTTTGCTTTCGATCCACCAAAGGACAAAGTCTGCTACTACCCTCTAGCCATCCATACCATATAGGCTCATATTGGGTGTGGTAGTCTTTTCTGGAGAGTACCAGCGAGTCCTTCTTCCAGATAATCGTACTTGACCAGTGATAACCAGCCTCGCATATGGCATCCATGAGGCCCCCCCATTCTTGGGCACTCATTACAACGTAGGTCATGCAGCCCGGCTCACTGACCGCGCTCATGGTCGTGAATACCTTCAGCATGAAGTCCTTAAAATCTTCTGTGCTCATCTTATCGTTGAGGATTTGACGACCGGGTTTCCAGCTTGGATGGCTACTCCCGCCGTAGTCAACGTTCCATGGAGGATCAGTAAAGACATGCCGAGCTTTCTGACCGTCCATCAATCCCTTGACCTCATCCAGAGAAGTGCTGTCACCACACATTAAACGATGTTTGCCGAGCAGCCATATATCCCCTCGCTGACTTATCGGGGTTTCTATTTCTGCAAGGGCCGCGTCCGTGTCAAAATCATCCTCTTTGATATCATTGGATCCAGCGTTGTCATCACCAAACATCTCATCGAGCTCTGTTGCTTCAAAGCCTGTAAGAGAAACATCAAAGCCATTGTCTCCGAGGTCTTTTAACAAATCAGTCAGCAACGGTATGTCCCATTCGCCCGACACTTTGTTGAGCGCGATATTCAACGCCTTCTCACGCAGCTCGTCCATGTCCACAACCACGCAGTCTATTTCCTTTGCACCAAGCTCAGTCAAAATTTTATATCTTTGGTGCCCACCTACGATGTTGCCGGTCTGCTTGTTCCATATGACTGGCTCTACATAACCAAATTCCTCCATGCTTTTGCGAAGTTTCTCATATTCCGCATCGCCAGGCTTGAGATTTTTGCGAGGGTTATAGTTTGCCGCCTTTAATCGATCGGTGGGTATTTTCTGTATTTCCATTGTTTTCCTCCCAAAATAAAAACACGCGGATTAAAGCGTGTTTAACGACTCTTTCTTACTGTCAGTATACGCTCCATCTCGTCGTGCGGGGTTGCTCCTGTATAGCTTTGAGTGCTATTGTCTTGCACCACTTGGTAGATCTGATACCAGATGCTGTTGGCCTGTTTCATAAAGCTCTGCGACATGGCAACGAACGGTGAAGGCATGGCATTTCCCGTTGTCGGATGCTTAGCCAAAAATACAAATTCGGTAATACTCTCTTCGCACTGAATCCAGCGTGACACCGCCATGGCATACTGTTCTAATAGCTGAGGATTGAGCAGGTGAGAACACTTGCGTTCCTTAAGCCAATCCCATGTTTTCTGATATATTTCTACAGCATAGGTGTCCTTGCCGCCCTTTTGCCTTGCCGATAGATAGTCCCTCGGTGGTGGCATCTCCTGTCCTGTCAAATCAGCCACACCCTCAAATTCCACAATGGTTAGTTTCCTTTTTCCAGGGTTTCCTTCGAGAATCTTCTCTGCAATGGGCTTTTTCTTACCGCCCGCACCGACACGAGCGCCCCCGTGTCCGTTTGCCATGATCTCACCTCACTTATATCAACTTGGCCCCCTATACCCCTGCTTGAACCTGCGAAATCTTGCGCAAAGCTTGCCTCCGGTCTTGCTTCAAAAGGTCTGAAGGATTTATACCCCCCTCCCCCTATGTTTATCAACAGGTTATGCACAGGTTATTAACAACGTTATCCCCAGCGTCCATCCTCTCGGGCAGTCTTTGAGTCGTGGCAAGTCTTGCATAAGCTTTGCCAGTTACTCTCATCCCAAAAGAGTGTCATGTTTCCTTTGTGGGCTTCAATATGATCGACCACATTGGCTGCTGTGAGCTTACCATCACGTTCACACTCCATACATAGCGGGTTCTCTGTCAGATAACGTTTGCGTGCCTTACGCCAACGACTGTCATAGCCGCGGCTTGCCGCGGAGCCTCGCATACGGTCATATTCTCTTGTTACCAGCTTTTGGTGCTTGTCGCAATATTGTCCCTCCGTCAGTTCCGGACAACTTGAGTGGGAGCATGGACGTTTCGGCTTGGTTGGCATCAGGCTCTCACCTTTCTTTACGCATTCTGGGAACATACAAAAGATAAGCTTCTCGCTTACCCTGTCGCCCCATACGCAATGCATACATTTATGATATCCATCACTGCCTTCACATAAAAAAGGGCCCTTGGACAACATGCCCAAGAGCCTCTCTAGCTGAAAATATATTTTTCTCACTTTTATTATAACATCCAAAACATTACACTGTCACTCAACCAACCTTCTACCTTTGTTCTACCGAATATTGGTTAAGACATATATCCATAAATATAAACTTCTTTAAATAAATTACTCCACAGATTTGTATTTTTCCCAAGGAAATCAGTATTATCAGATCTTTCATCTAAAATAATAGATGTAAGTTTACCACCAAGTACACTCCAAACACTTAATGGTCTCTTTAACCATTTATATTTATTCGTTTTGCTATCAATCTCAACTAAAGCCCTAAAAGATCCAACTAGTGGATAAATTAAACCTTTAGGAATTGAATATTGCAATCCCTCTTGTGAAAATTGTGCATAATCAATAATTTCTCCATTATTGAATTTAGAATACTTTCGAGTGCCGTATCTTTTACCCGCTTTGTTAGACTCAATTGCAAAGTTACGTTCAATTTTATCCCAAAGTTCAAATATGTCCGGGATAATGGGTGCCATATTTAAAATCATTTCTTCTCTTTTTACCTTACCAAGATTTAGAAATTTCTTCAAACTCGCTTCCTTTCCAGTATAGCTTTGCACAGGTTGATTTTCTGCTATAGTTCCCATACTGGTTTTACATGGATAAAGCATTTGACTAAACATAATTGTTATCGCAATGATTTCTCGAACATCAATAGGCTTTATACCTTCCACGTTATAATGCTCATTCATTTTATAAGCAATCCTGTTTGCAAAGGGGACATCCTTAAAGGCTTCTTTAATGACCTCAAAACTGTTTTCTAGCTCCGCAATTGATTTTAAATCCACCTGCACTGACGTATTTCTTGCTGCGGCAAGCTCTACAGGAGAGTTTATTCCAGTAAATATTTCAAGGAAAACATAACGGTCGTCGGACAATGTATTCTTATTTTTTGCATCTAATATAGCTCTCAGCGTATGACCACCATCGATATTTCCATGAACATCAGGATCATCCATTTCTAAGGTAACCAAACCTTGTTTATTATCATATTCAACAGAGCCGACAGACATTAGTATGCCTCGATTTAGTTCATGGAAGTTCTGATTCATATCCAAGCTTTCTATAATTTTATTTGCAACATTAGTTGTCATTTTTTGTTCCCTAGGATTCGTTGACATCCAATCATCAAATGATAGTGGGATGCTGTTAGCCTGCACGTAGCATACATACTTAACCTTTCCGCTTGATTTGTCAACAGGATCTTCCATCTTTTTGAATGATTTCGCTTTGACCTCAAATTTTTCCATAATCCACATCTCCTTATAATAAAAAATCTGCATCTATTCAGACACAGAGATATGGCAAATGAAAACATAATATTTTTTTCATTTCCACATCTGTCTGAAGATACTGGCAAGTTACTAAGCAAAATCGCTTATAACTTAACTAATTATAGCATCCTACCCATTACTTGTAAATAATAATATTTCGTTATACCTTTGTTTTTTTTATTCTTAAATCGTACATCTTACAAATCTCGGCAATACCTTTTTTACGATACTTTCCTATCATAGCAATAGAGACATAATATTTATTGCAAAGCTCAGCCCATGAAAGCCTTACTACGAACATGTCAGTAATAATCTCAGAGAGACGCTGTGGTAACTTGCTTATACAATACTCCAACATTTTTAGCTCGCTTTTCAGTATATAATACTGCCGCACTAGCCCTCTTAACGCTTCTTCATTCTGTATGTCAACAAAATCCCGGTAAATAAGTGAAATCCTAGCGGTCTTATCCGAAACGTTAGTATTGTGAACACGCTCACTCTCTGGTTTGGCAAAGTTTAACCCCTCTATGACCTCGTTATAACTAGTACCCGTAAACTGCTCTATCTCAAACTTCAGTACGTCCAAGCTGCGTTTAATTTCATTGTAGTTCTTTAGCAACTGTTCGACCTGTGTTTTAGTGTCCATCAGCTTCACCTCTTTATTCTAGCCTTAACAGCGTTTATGAGTGACCTTTGTCCTGTTTCTTTGCGACTTAACGCCCCTATAACCTGCTCATCGATGGTTTCGGCAGTTACTATGTGATGAACAATGACTGTTACATTTTGGCCTTGACGGTATAACCGTCCATTAGCTTGAAGGTATAGCTCCAAGCTCCACGTAAGCCCAAACCAAATGATGATATTCCCGCCAGCTTGTAAATTCAAGCCATGACCCGCTGATGCTGGATGGACCAGGGCTACCGCTATGTTCCCATCGTTCCAGTCAGTTATGTCTTCTGAAGTGTTAAGCTCTCTTGGGGTGACACCTTGACCTTGGAAGAAAACCTGAAGTCTGTCCTTATCATGCTTATAAGCATAAAACACAAGTATCGGCTTACCGTTGGCACCTTCCCACAAGTCCTCTAAAGCATCAAGCTTACGACGATGAATATGTCTTACGCCACCAAATTCATCATAGACTGCACCGTTTGACATTTGCAGTAGTTTATTCGATAACACCGCGGCATTTACTGCATCAATGTCTCCATCAGCAAACGGAAGTAGCATGTCTCTCTCCATCTGAGTATACAAGGCCTTTTCTTTCTCTGACATCCTAACCTCTACGTAATTGTCTATCCGCTCTGGCATCTTAAGATAATCGCACGCTTTCATGCTTACGCATATGTCTGATATTTTTTGATAGATTGCCTCTTCCGCCTTGGATTTTGGTTTGTAGCTGAAGATGACATTACGGTTCCTTTTATCCGGTTCAAAGTATCTATCCCGATAACCTGTTAGTGTCTTACCTAAACGCTCACCCATGTCCAATAAATAGAGTTGTGGCCACAAATCAATCAGTCCGTTGGGGGCCGGTGTGCCAGTAAGCCCCACAATGCGCTTGATTAGTGGTCGGACTTTTCGCAGGGCCTTAAACCGTTTAGAACTTGCTGACTTAAAGCTTGATAACTCATCAACCACCACCATGTCATAGGGCCAGTCCTTTCCCCAGTACTCGACCAACCACTGCACATTCTCGCGGTTTATAAGATAGATATCCGCTTTCGATTTCAAAGCTGCTATCCGAATTCTCGCCGCCCCTAAGACTTTAGCAATCCGCAGGTGTTTTAGGTGATCCCACTTCTGGCACTCCTTGCTCCAGGTATCTTCTGCAACCCTCAATGGTGCGATCACCAAAACCTTATCTATCTCGAAGTGGTCATTCAAAAGCTCATCTATGGCCGTTAAGGCTACCACTGTTTTCCCCATTCCCAAATCAAGGAACAACCCACACGCGGGCTTGTCCAAAATTTGTTTTGCTGCATAGTCTTGGTATTCATGCGGAACGTATTTCATTGATGAACTCCTTTACCTTCTCTACGCTGTCGATCACCCATACCTTATGTCCAAGCCTCTCAAGGACTGTCGCCATCTTAACTTGCTTTGGCGTCATGCTTTTGCCTGGAGCTTTCAACTCTACGAAATACACCCGACCATTGGGAGCCAGCACAATGCGGTCTGGCACTCCTGCTACACCCGGTGAAACGAATTTTAACGCCAGACCGCCGCAAGCCTTTACCTCATTCCTGAGTCTTTGTTCGATTGCTTTTTCTCTCATGATGCGCCCGCCTTTTTGATTTAAGGAACAAAGGGACAAGGGTACAGACTTTTCTATTTACCCTACGTGTATATGCAGTACGTGTGCCTCGCGCGTCACTTATATATCTATATTTAATTACCTTATATATAGACTCTGTTCCCTCTGTACCAAAACCCCCGCACCCCTTGGTGTATACGGTTTGCAGAGGGAACATTCTTTGGGCTAGACGGCTTTTTCACGGTTCCACTGTTCCCTCTGTTGTCTTGATATCTCTAAAAGGTGTTTAAACTACTGTTCCCTCTGTTCCATTGGGCCCGCTATGACTCTGTTCCTCTGTTCCCTCTATTGTCGTAAAATCACTAAAAGTGTTCAAAACCACTGTTCCCTTGTTCCCTTGGGCATCCTTTCGAATATACGCTCGTTGACGACCATAGAGCTCGAAGTGGAACTTTCCACTATACCTTTCCCAACCCTCAGCCTGATCTAATATGCCTCGGATTTCACGCGCTTGAATGTTTGAAAGCTGTTTAGGATCGCCTCCTAGGCACTCGCACCAAACCTCCATGGTACAAACTCTGATGCGTACCACCGTGCCCAAGCAGCTAGTAAAATCTCCAGATAAGAACATCCGTCTTGAGCTTAAATCCATATTGGCCCAATCCGCCGGAAGTAGCGTGCCTAAGTATCCATAGACTAGCCCTGCCTTGTCGCTTTCTTCCGTGTGCTCGGCCTGAATCCTCCTGGCCCACTCCTCAAGCTCAGGACTTAAGAACAACAATTCTCCTGCCTTATATCCCTGGACTGCCTCAGCCCATAACTGATCAACGTTTAGATCATTAAAAACGCTTTGTTTGCCTTCTCCCACGTTGATCGGCCAAAAACGACGACCCCCAGTTTTATCCCGTAAACACTCGTAGTCGTTGGTTGTACCGAGGAAGATGCACTGCCTTGGAAAGACGCCCGTCCGTCTACCATACGCTTCGCGGAAAATATCCTCTTGCTTTGAGATAAAGTGCTTTAAAGCATCAATGTCAGCTTTCTTGGCGGCTGATAATTCTCCCATTTCAACGATCCACACGCCTTGTAATTGCTCGTAGGCTTCCTTTCCAGTGACGGTATTCAAACTGTCGGAGTACCATTTACCGCCGATCCTTTTCAGAAAATAGCTCTTGCCAAGACCTTGTTTGCCGATCATCAGCAGCATAAAATCAAACTTGCAGCCTGGCTTTAATATTCGCGCCACTGCCGCACACATCATTTTCCTGGTCACGGCCCTGGTATACTCGTTATCCTCCGCACTGAAGTAATCGACGAACATTGTGTCGAGGCGTGCGACTCCGTCCCATACAAGACCGTTTAGGTATTCCTTCACAGGATTGAACCTGTTCTGCTCGACAATCACCGACAGCGCATCCATGGTTTTACTCGTATGGCTGATATTGTAGACACGCTCTAAGTAATGTCTGAGAGCCGCGTCGTCCGTATCTGACCAGTAAGCCCCCGTACTGATACCACGCCAATGCAAATCCCTTAATAGCTCATTTCTATTGGCAAACACGTTATATCCTACGGTCTTAGATAGATGTGTGTCATTTTCTAAAATTAAACGGATGTTGTCTATAGTCGCTTTCAAAGTGCCATCTTTTTTGTATTCCAAGCTTTCAGCCCAATTTTTCTCAGACTTAAAATCCTCTGAAACTGTCGCCAGGCGATCATCGGCAAGTTGTCTTTTAACCGCGCTATCCTTGATCGCAAGCTCCTGCATGGCAACGTATGACGGGAGTTTAAACGCCGGTGTGCCCTCGTCTGCAGCCTTGTCGAGCTCACCAAATCTATGCAGGCGAACTATATCAAAGGCGTTACACAACCTGCCACTGGCGGGGTCTGTGGCATGATGAGAGAAGGCATATCTATCGTCGTAAATGACCATGCCCCCGTAGGTTGATCCGCCGATATAGGTGTACCTGTCAGGTATATCACTGGGTGTGTAACTATCGGTTAGGAAGGTATTGATCGCTGCCTCTATGCTGTAGGCCCTGCAAAAACTACCGACAATCCCATCTTTAGTCGTGGGGTCTGCCTGCTTTTCCAGTGTTTTCTTGATACTATTTTTTTGTCTGGATGATGAAGGCCACTGGCTGGTGTCCTTCCAATCTTGATAGACAGCCAGCACTTTATAGGGGTCAAGCAGCGCCCCCTCTTGGCTTTTGAATATATACTCTCCATCAGACGAGGTACTAGGCCAATACATAAGCCTTGTAGCCTCATAGGTCGTATCGTCAAACTGCTCGATGCCAATATCCTCCGCTACTTTACGAGCGATGGCTTGATACTCGTCAGCGGATACTACCCTCATGAGAGGAATAATAAGCCTAAGCCTAGGAGCCTCTGGAGTATGCTTATGGGTTGAATAGATACAACAGGTGAAGTCATTGAACATGACGATGAAATCCCAGCTATCCACTTGAGCATAGTCCATATCAAGAGTGAGCATACTGCGATGCTCTAGATAACCAGTCTTGCGTCTGCCGTCCTTTAACTTACCGCCCACGAACCCACCGACGTCTTTAATCTCATCTTGTTTACCCTTGGATAATTTTCTATAGTCAGCGACCGTTTCACTGGTACGGTAGGTGTTTCTTACCTTCTCCAATAATTCATTCCAGGTCATCTCTTTGTATTTCCACTGTTTTTCTTTTCGGCTGTTACCTGTAGCAATAGTCAGGTTCATTCAATCAGTCCTTTCTGTAGAATCCTGTTTCAAAGCCATCGGCTCGTAGCGCTAAACCCTCGGCCCAGGAAAGAGGTTGTCCCATGATACGGCATACTTCATCGAGTGAACCAAAGCCCGTCGGGGCTTCTATAACTACCTCATCGTGGACGTGCATGACGATCTTGTAACCCGCCTGATCTATGCTCAGCATGGCCTCTGCTAGGCAATCTCGAGCGGTCGCCTGGACAATATTTTCCACCAGTTTTGGGCCGTAAGTATCTATGCGACACCATTGTTTACCCTCACCGATACCTTCATAGGTGACGCCCTCTCGGCCGAATTTGTTGAGCTCGATTTTAGGTTTAATATAGGATAGCTTTCGGCCCGATGGTAAAGAAATAAACAGTATCCCGCTTTCAACATAGAATTTTATCTTACCAACAGCTTGAGGCATTTTATCTCTTACAGCTTTGAGTGCACCTTTATCAACGTCCCACCAAAAACGGGTTATATTTGGGTTCGCAGCTCTCCAAGCTGCAACGAGTGGTTTCAACTCATCTTCAGCAACACCCATATCTAAAGCTCCCATTGCGGTTAAGGCACCAACACTGCCGCCATAGCCAAGTGCCAGCTCAGATATTTTCCCTTTTTGCCTGAGCTGTGATGTTTTGGTTATTTCTTCTATAGGAACCTTAAACATCTGTGCAGCGGATGCTTCATAAATCTTGCCATGCCCTGCAAAAACGTCAAGACGCCATTTCTCCCCCGCCAACCAAGCAATAATCCTAGCTTCAATCGCTGAGAAATCTGCTACGATAAATCGGTGGTCAACGGATGGAATGAAGGCTGTTCTGATGAGTTCAGATAACACACCAGGCACACTATCAAACAGCAGTTCCAGAGTTTCGTATTCTCCCTCTTTCAACAGCCTGCGTGCAAGTTCTAGGTCCTTTAGGTGGTTCTGTGGAAGGTTTTGCACTTGAACGAGCCGCCCAGACCATCTTCCGGTTCGGTTGGCCCCATAAAACTGCACTAGACCTCGCACACGATAGTCCGGACAGATAGCCCTTATGATTGCGTCATATTTTTTAATGGACGTTTTCGCCATTTCTTGCCGTAGTTGGAGTAGCCTTTGTATTTCGCCGTCCGTGTTACTCGCCATTTCGGCCACTGCCTTTTTAGATAAACTCTCGATCTCAATGCCGTTATCTAAAAGCCACTCTTTAAGCTGGGCCACACTATTCGGGTTATTAAGCCCAGTTAGTTCCCTTGCTTCAACAAAAATATTAACTTTGTATTGTTTATCACAACTAATAGCATTATTTACTAGCCCTGTATCAATCGAAATTCCTCGATCGTTGATCTGTTGGTCCAGTATCCAAAGCCTCTGTTCACTATCTGGGATCGGATACTTCTCAAGTTTCTTTCGTATAGCCTGCTCAACTTCAACATCTCGTTTGCAATAGTCCTTGAATACTGTCCATTTGTCCGGCGCATGACTTGGCAAGTTCCTTGTTCTCCCGTCATTTACATGTGTTGCCTTACACGGAATGGAGAAATACCGGATTAGCGCCTTGCCCTCACTCATTTTCTGTTCCCCTAATTTTAGAACCTTAGCAACACCGGCAAGATAGAGTGGAAGACCTAACATCGCTGCTTGTACTGCTGTACACCTCCAAGAAGTGGCCGATAATTCCTGTTTGAAATACTTCGACAGGCAAGTGCGCTCAAAATTGGCGTTAAAGGCCGTCTTTATAACACTCTCATCTGTTAATGCCTTCACGATATCCGATGGTAGCTTTTCACCACTTGCAAGGTCCACTATTTGCACTGGCGCATCATCAGAGGCGTAGGCGCACAGCAATATTTCAAAGTCTGGTGCGGTGGTGTAAGCGTAGACCCCGCATTTAGTGAGGTCCACGCTTGAATAGGTTTCTATATCGATGCCTAACGTTTTCAAATGAAGGCTTCTTTCAGAATGTCTAGGTGATAAGTATTCACCTGTCCAAACCTTGGATCCGTGGCTTTTCCCATTTCTACCCCGTAGTCTCGACTAAGTTTTGACGCTTTTCTCCCAAGTAGATTAGCCCGGCTAATATCCACCTTATAACCGCGGAGACTCGCGTACCCAGCAATAGTGAAGAAATCTGTGGGACGAGTTTCTATTTTGGCAGCAAGTAGTTTGATCGCTTCATCTTGTTGTGTCTGTTTTAACTTAATGTCTTTCATTGACTGCAACTGGGCAATAAGGACATCTTCGATGGATGTGGGCTTTATTAACTGCTTTTCCATTTCTTCAAACTTGGTTACATACATGGCAGTGAAGATCACACCTTTTTCACCGGTCATTTTGTTGGCTACCATGTCACAGCCCTTTTTGCTAATGAGGTAGCAGGGTAGCTCTTTGTTTTGCGAGGAAAGATAGGTACTTTCAATGAAAAAATCGGACAATCCAAAATTGGATTTACCTAACGCTTCCATATAACCTTGAATATCTCTCATAAGATGCGCATGGTTCTTCTCCACCATCTCGGCCACTTCTCTGCTGTCTACCATAAGTCTGTTTTCGTGATTAATAACTTGCAAATCGTTCATGGTATACTCCTTTTTTGGGGGTGTTTGATCTTACAAGCACCCCCATTTTAATTAGTTCAAGAAGTCGTCATCATCACATGAATCAAAGTCATCTTCGGCTCTACTGCGCCCTCCAAGTGGCTCTCCATCTGCTAACTTCTGAAGGTTCTGCAAGCCGCAGGCAATGCCGCGGTTACCATTAACATTAAAGGCATAGAACACAATACTTGCTCGACCATAGCAACCACTGTATAATTCTGAGCTGTCCAAGATGGGCTGGACATTTTTGTCCACGATATTTGGTTTAGTGGCACTGTTAGCGTTCACAAAATAACAATTGGCATAGGTCTCATCATCTGATCGGTCAATATCTCCGTCTCGGAGAGGTCGTTTAAATCCAGCACCGCTTACGAACTTTGCTCCGTGCTTGGCAGTTCCAGCTTTTTCGGCTTCTTTGATCGCCCCGTTGATCTTTGCGAGGGTCTCCTTATCCGTTTTAGGAATGATGAGACTGGCAGAATATTTTTCGTCCCCACCATTGATGCTCTTAGGGGTCCATACGTTGGCATATGAGAATCTCACCTTACCTGTAATTACTTTTGTCGTTTCGTTAGCCATGCTTTTCATCCTCCAAAAAATTTTATTTGAAATCCGCCGTAGCAGAATTCCATTCACTACGCTTGTCCGATTCAGGCACGAGAGCTGGTTTACCTGCAGGCTTTTCGATCAGCTTACTTAGTAGCTCGTTAAAGCTCTTTTTGCCAAGTAGCCGCTCCATCTCAGTAATGCCGATGATCTTGCGATTGTAGATGGAACTCTCGACATACTTACCGGTTGCTAGTAACGTTTGGGTGACCATGTTTTCATCGCTGTACTTTCTATTCGCGCGCCCTTCAACGACCTTGAATCCCGGCCACTTTTCCCGGCCAGCGATTGCTTCAATCTGAGCATACTCCCATATATCTGAGGCCCAGCTCTTGAGTTGTTCAGCTTTCGCTAAGATATCTGCCACTTCTTTCCCTGTTAACAGCGCTGGGTCAGAGAAGTCATATCTGGCCAATTCCAGGTTCATTTCAGCCCTTGCCCGGCACGTAGCCTTGGCTCGACAGAAGCGGCAATGCTCTCCAGCCCTGTATTCTCCCTCACCGTTGGCTGCCATCGCTGCCTTGGGCTTTAGTTCCTTTTCTGCCCAATTTAGCAGCTCGTCCGCTGTCATCTCAAAGGTCGAGAGGGAATCCAGCCTCGGCTGGCAAATCGTCATTTTGACGGTTTGAATATCATAGAGGTCGTCAAATATTGCCAAAGCCCCTAAAGCGTACAATTGCATCTGCGGATTATGTTCTGCCGAGACAGCCACTCCACGCCCATACTTGAGGTCACAGACTTCAAGCATTCCATCGGAAACGATGATCAAATCCCCCGTTCCAAAACCTTCAGGTACATATTGTGAAAAATCCACTCTTTGCTCAATCAAAACAACTGCATCTTTGGATCTCATTTTTGCCTCAGCGATTCTCTCGCAGGCGAAGGTTACGTAAACGTCGGTATAATCTTCTAACTCAGCAGAATCGAATTGACTGTTTGGTCTTTTTGAACGTATTTTTAAGAACTTTCTTAACTTATGCTCTGTTAGGGTATGAGCTGCTGAGCCCTCCTCCGCATAGACACTTGTCAAGTCAGGGAATTTCGTCTCTGATTCTACCGAGCGGGTGCATACCAGCCAACGATGGGAGCTTGATGCTGACAGTTTGGCATGTTCAGCCATTACAGCGCCTCGGCTTCCTTGAGGAGTGAGGCATAGTCCTTTGGTGCTACTTCCGAAAGTTTACTTGCTCTGAACTTACCAAATAGTGCTTTCAGATCCTTCCCTGATCTCTTCTTTTCTGTAAGAACCGCCCTGACGATCTCCAAGGTAACTGAAGAGATGTCCTCTGTTTTTGTTGGCTCTTCCTTGGGTGCTGTTTCCGCTTTATCCTCGACAACCGCTTCTTTATCTGGTTCATCCTTTGGCGCAATCGCCACTGCGGTTTTCATACGATCGATAGTAAAACCTTTCACTGTATCAAACAACGATTCACCTTCTTCTTGGGTCAGTTCAAGCCATACTTTCATTTGTCATGATCTCCTCACATTTATCATCAAAATATTTGATTGGGATCTTCCACTGAAGCGCTGCTCTGATTTCTGCTTCCATGCCTTCAGTCAGTTTGTTTCCGAAGCACCAAAGCTCTTCACAACGCTTCAACACATGTAAGCCTAATTGCATACCAGTTTGGCGTTCTTCCGGTATGTTGTCATCAAGAAATTGAGGGTTGTGGAGGTGCGGAGCAAACGGTATGACACCTTCTCTACTCGCGTATCTGCAGTACCCTTGGGCTCTGCTGGTGTTATACTCCACATCCCCGCGATAAGGGCTACACACAAAAACTAACTTCATAGCCCCACCCGCCTCTCGTGAGTTAGGTTCGCTAAGCATTCCTCTGGAAACATCCTCAGCAGCCCTGACATCAGCTTTCGTCCCACTCCACGCCTGCCATTTATCGAATTTGACAGATAACCTTTACTGATACCGATTTGCACTGCAAGCTGGTTTTGAGACAGGTTGCTCTCATAGATTAACTTCTTCACTACTTCTGTTCTTAATCGCATGACTACTCGTCTCCCACACTTTCCCCAACAAGGGCTGATTCCTTTGGCATCAAGCTTATGATGACCGAACTTTTTATTTTTTGGTGGAGATTTGATATGTCACTCAGTTGGTTTCCCTCCTTTATTTACCGTTTTCGCAAATAGTGCATTGGCAATCATAGACAAATGTATAAACAATAAATATAATTGTATTGTCTGCTGACAAGAGTGTCTGCCGACCCTTGAAAGACTAATGATCGCTTCCTGGCTTACCTTACATTCTCTATTTTAATGATCGGGGTTCGAAATCTTCGTACAAGACCGTTCCAAACCGAACTAACCCGTACTATGGGCTTGGACAAACTGTTAAAGGAGGTGAACCCCGTGACCTTTAGTGAATATGCTCAGATGTTGTATCCGTTTTGCGGCAGTGGGAAATCTCAGTCGGACTTTGTTGTGGCTTTGATTGGAAACATTACTGAAGACACCGATGATGATCAATGCCCCCTGTTAGACGCTAAATCTGAATACCTTAAAAGAATATATAATGGCAAAAAACCTATTTCCCCACACCATGCAACATTTGTTACGAGCCATTTAGACAAGGCAAAATTCGAAAGTTACATAGGTGCATTTTCATTTGACGCGATGCAGGGAATTATGAAGGTATTAGCTGAAAAAAAGATAGAAACAAACGGAACTGATGCGGATGTCGCTAGAAAATGCGCTGATTTGATAGAAAGTGTATTTACTGGAATATCCACCGGGGATAACCGTGCAGACGGATCTTTCACGAGCCAATTAGATCAGATAACCAAGCCTAATATTCATGAAGCAATAAGCAAATTAGACGAACTGCTATCGACGTTTCCAAAACCACCTGAAATTGTTCCGCCTGCGCAAATTGAGGAACACGAACAGCTTTATGTAACAGAACTTTACGCAGCATATGGCGAAGCCGAAAGCGTGCCGGATTTCTGCGAAGAAACGCTTTCGAGCCACGCTATGTATGGCGATGACCTAAAAGACAGGCGAATAGACTATTTTGCCGCCGAATCAATCCGCCGGGGCGTAAGCGAGGCTTTTGACGGCAATTATTCAGACCAGTTTGAGGTTTTGAAAGACGAAACGCTGACCGGAGTTAAAAATACAGCCCGCCGAAGGTTCCCGAACGGGTATGAAAGATTACTTGCCGTAATGGAGCAAGCTGTGAATATACGGGTCGACCTTTATTTACTCAGCCGTTCGCCTTATTGGATTAGTAACAATATAAAAATGGGTATTTGCCACTTTCTGGTTAATGACGGCAAGTTGAAATGGGTGAAGTTCAATGCATAAGGTTTTGGGAACACCCTTTGAAATGTCATTGCGGATTCTGCTGCTGCTCGACGTGTCTAATGGGAAAAAGATGACGGAAAATATGTTGTGCGCACTGGACTTCGTAATCGTTTACGCTCGTGACTTTTTTATTTCGAATGAGAACCTTCACGGAAACGGCAGTTATCGGTTCGGGGAATTTGCATCAAGGCGCGAACTGACGCGACAGGCATTGAAGGGGCTTGTTGTAGACGGATTTGCTGTTGTGAAGGCGGCTAAATACGGATTTGTGTATTCTATAAGCAAGAGCGGCAGGGATTATTGCGGTAGGTTTGAAAGCGTTTATGCTGATGATTATCGCCTTTCAGCCTGGGAAGTGCTTACTATATTGCAGGGAAAAACCGAGGAAGAAATTATTGTAATGATAAATCGACGTACAGTTTTATCATTGCAAAGGAGTTAG